GGTCAATCCAGTGGCACCGATGGCACCGGTCACTCCCGCACCGGTAGCCCCGGTGGGGCCGAGCGCCCCGGTTGACCCAGTGCCGCCGGTCACCCCCTGCAAGCCCGCTCCAGTGGCCCCCGTAGCGCCTGTAGCGCCAGCGACGCCAGTCGAGCCAGTCACCCCCGCCCCGGTCGATCCGGTGGCTCCGGTGGCCCCCGGTGGCCCCGCAGCACCGGTCCCGCCGATGATCCCCGCCGCGCTGATATGCCAGTACGTCCCGTCGCTGACCAGCAGCGCCCAGGAACCGGCGGTGGCGGTGCAGATCGCCGTCCCCGGTGGCCCACCCGCCAGACCGACCACGTTGGCGCTGGCCGAGACCGCCGCATTGGCGGTGATGGTGCGGATGACCAGCGTCCGCCCTTCGCTCTCGACCGCAGCCGGAAGGGTATAGGTTACCGTCCCCGCCCGGTTGGCGACCAGGAAGTAGTCATCGAGCAGGACCGTATAGGTGACAGTGGTCTGCACCGTCTCCTGGCGCTTGATCCACCCACCCTGGGACGGCGCCACACCCAGCGTGCGCTCGATGGCCGTGACCCGCCCCATATTGGTCTCGAACTGGTCCCACAGGGCGTGATAAAGCTCACGGTCCCAGTCGGTCGCCGCCGCCGCCAGTTGGGGCAGGTTGATGCTGTTCATCGCTCACCGGCAGGGGTCAGCGTCGGCACCAGATCGACCAACTCGATCCGCTCAGTGGCATCGAGCCGGAAGGCAAAGAAATTATGAGTGCTGGCACTCATCGCCAGCGTATCGAACCGGAAATGCTCGTTCATATTGACCGTGCCCAGAGCCGTCCCGCTGCCAGGCGTCTTGCTGCCATAGACGGTCAGCACCATATTCGGCGGCGCGGTCGGTGGCGTCGTGGGCCTGGAGGTCAGCAGCGGTGTCACTCGCGACAGTGCCGACAGCTTGTGCGGTTGCCCGAAAACGCCAGTGGTCAGGTAGGAACTGGGCCAGACGGCAGCATCGCGGCTCATGGTCACCCCATCAAACAGCCGCATCCCGTCAAGGTCGGTCCAGTTCGGGGTCAGGACCACCGTCGGCACCCCATCGACCACGGTGGTGGCCTGGGCCTTCATGAAGTGCTGGGTGTTGCTCCTGCACGGGATCGGTTGCGTGGTCTGGGTCGTACTCAGCATCCCCCAGCGGTCCAGCTTGTAATTCCAGACCAGGGTCATCTGCCGTGCGCAGAACCACACCATGTCGTAGTGGCTGCGCTGCAATTGCAGGATAAAGCGGCCAAAGATGTCGTAGAACAGTTGGTTCTCGCGGATGAAATCCTTGATGCCGTGGGTGATCGCTCTGGGCTGCGTCCCGTCGTAGAGATAGATGTCGTAGGCACTGACAAACACCAGTCCCTGCGGGATGTTGACCACCGAGCGGAAACCGGTGCATCCGACACGGTCGCTGATGCGCTCGAAATCCCACACGGGGCTATTCGGCCCCGCGCCGACGTACCGTCCCCTGTACATCGAGTTGGCCTTGAACACCACGATCCCGCCCTGGAATTCATGCACCGCAGTGATCGCCCCCGGCGTATCGACGAACTGCGCGAACGAGCATTGGGTCCGTTGCGGATCGACTCGCCAGTCGGTGTGATCGCCGATCGCCGACCAGGCCAGGATGTCCTGCGCACCAGTCACCGTCGAGTAATTGCCGACATCGCCCAGGAACACGAAGTTCGCCGCCGCGCAGCAGACCCTTGCGGTGGGTGCCGCCGTCGCCCCGCCCAGGTCCGAGAATTTGGTCGCACCGGTCAGGTCCAGCGCATTGCGCTTCTGGGCCGTGACGGCTTTGTTGCAGGCGATGATCAGATCGCCGAATGCGCAGATATCGAAAGCGCCCAGCGTGTCCTCTCCGTACTGCGATGGGGTGCCGCCCAGGCTATAGCCACCGGGGCGCGATACGTCGATGTACCCGGTGTCGAAATTGATGATGTTGAGCTTCTTGTTGGTGCCGGCGATGACGATCCCGCCAGGTTGCGAATTCCAGCGACTGGCAAAGCACACATTCGGCCATACCTCGCCGGCAATCAGCGTGTAGGTATGCGACCCCGTATCTGGATAGGGAACCTCTGCCAGTGGGCTGAGATAACCCTTGTCGGTCGGCACCAACTCGCTGACAAAAGCCAGATAGCCAGGTGTGCGCGGATCGAGGTCCGGCCGGAAATCAAGCATCCCACCCCCGCAGTCGTCCGCTTGCGGTGCTGGCCTGCGTCTGCCGCTGCAAGCCCTGGAAGATGCGCTGTTCGTGCTGTTCAAGCATTCCCGCCCAGCCCATCGTGTCCTGGCTCGTCGGCATGAATTGCCCTACCAACAGTTTTTTCGCCCGCGTGCGGATCAGCTCCTCTGCTTCAGTCGTCCACACATTCGATGAGGCCGAGCCGGTGGTCAGCGGCGGCTCTGCGAACAGGTAGTATTGGGTGAGCGTGTAGACCGCATCCGGGATCGGGTAGAGCCGGTATTGCTTCTGGTACATCGCGTAGCAGTACGGTTGGCCTCGGTCGGTGGCCATGACGCACATCTCATCGATGTCTCGATGCGACACCGGACGCAGCGGGTACAGCGTGCTGTTGACCGTGATCACCAGACTGTCGAGCTGCACGAAGTCAGCCGGCCAATTGTAGGTCTCGGTGCCGGCGATCGTCTGCGTCACCGCCTTTTTTTCGTTGAACCAGAAGCGATACCTGGCGTAATGATTGATGGCATCGTTGATGTAATCGTCAACGACGCTCGCCACGTCATCGCGATGCAATTCGGCGATGATGCGTTGCTCCATTGCCGCGAACGTTCCCATGCAGCCCTCCAAAAAGACTGCCGGCGCCGATTACTCGCCGGCAGTCACCCGTAATCAGAGGTCGTTGTCGGGCACGTAGGCGATGACGATTTCGGCTTGACCAGCAGTCGGAGCCCCGGTCACTCCCGCCAGGTTCACCTGCACTTTGGTATCTGCCGTCACCATCGGGCTGATGTTCGCGCCCTCATCCAGCGGCACCCCACCCAGCGCGGTCAACGCCAGCGCGGAGCCGAAATTGTCCTGACCGGGATCGGTCGAGGCGCCGATGTTCAACGCATTGGCGGTGCCGTTGAAAATCTGCGTCACGAACACTCCAGAGGACGCAAATGAAATCAGTGCCCCTGCGGGAATCGTCCCCACGTCGAGCGTCGCGCCCTTGTCGAGGTAACTGACACCCTTGCGCAGGTAGTGAACCATCTGCTGGTGGTAGACGCGTGCGGTCGATCCTTGTGTTCCAGTTGCCATGATTGATCTCCTTAATGCGCAACGGCGTAGGTGGAAACGGTCATCGCGCCAAAGTCGAGCCCGTTGAACATCGTTTTTTTCAAGCCCCAGATCATTCCGGCAGCGACCCCGAGACGATTTTTGTAGTCGAACAATTCTTCGACCCAGGTCATCTCCTGGCCCCCATCGCCGCCATACGCGAAAACGGCCGCTTGGGCGCCACAGAACACCGCACGACGCACAGTCGGCTTGTCCACGCCGGCATTGGTGATGCCAGTCGTGACGCGCTTGTCCATGTGCAGCACGGTGCCGTTGTACTCACCCAGCGCACCCGTGTAGATGGGAGATTTCGATGCCGCACCGCCGGCCAATGCAGCTTTTTGAATGTCGAGCCACTGCCCCGAATTGGTATTCGTGCGCAGGTCGTAGACCTGGTAGGGGTGGAGAAACATCACCCACTTCTTTTCGCCGCCGATGGTCAACGGGCGAATGGTCGGGCTCAATGTCGATGCCCGCTCCACCGCGATGTCGATCAGCTTGAGGCTGAATTCAGCTCCTGCCGCGAGCGTGGTGTCGTCAGTGACCCCGGTGCCTGCCCAGATCCGGCGCGAGACATCCGGCGCGATCGGCAACTGGTTGCCGGTGTACTTCACATCGGTGGCGAGGGTATAGCCGCAGATCTGGTTGAAAAACGCCGTGTCAACTCTGTCCGCGTACCAATCCTGAAGGCCCATCTTGTTTTCGTTGCGGATGTTGAACGTGACCCGCTGCTCGCTCATCTTTCCGGCGCTGCGCGTGGCGTGCCGCAGTTGGTCGATGAACACATTGTCGGCATAGGTGGTCAGCGACTCTTCGTTGCCTTCCAGGGTGCCATCGCCCAGCGTGCCGCCACCGGTCAGTTGCATGCGCAACCCGACCGTGATGCGATCCCCGGCAGCTTTCGCCAGCTCGTCCCGAACGTGGATGAGGGACGAGGAACTCGACCCCATGAATTTGTCGGCCTTCGTTTCTTTGAGCGCGTCGACAAATAACTTCTTGGCCCAGGCCTTGACTGCCAGTGGGTCATTGACTTGAAAACTGGTATCCATTGCGTTAACTCCGTGTGTGTGGAAAGGTCTCCGGTCACGCTGGAGAGCGATTCACGCCACACGTCGGCGAGCTAACGATTGGGTCTTTACGTCACCCCGACGCCTCCACTGCAACTGCACTTCAGCCGCCCATCGCGGCCTTGAATTCCTCGTCGCTCATGCGAGCCAATTGCGTCGGGCTCATATTCGCGATCTGGCGCACGCTCACCTTGCCCCGAGCTGCGCCACCGCCAGAGGGTTTCGATGCCTTGTAGCCCTCGTCGTGCATCTGTTCGGCATTCGCGGCAGTGGGCTGATAGCCCATCGCCTGCGCCATCGCGTAGGCCATTGCGGCGGGGTTCTGGCCGCGCTGCACCCACTGCACGGCAAGGTTGCGGGCATCGTCGCCGGCAATCTCCCGCGCCTTATCCTCATCCCAGCCGGCTGCGTGCAATTCCTTCGTGCGCCGATCGACGGCGAAGGTCAGCGCGTTGTGATAGTCGGGGTGCTGCTCCTTGAATTGCGCCTCGGAGGTCGTCACCCGGTTCACGAACTGATGCACCACCTGCTGCTGCCGCTGCTGTTCGTACTGCTGCTGCTGTGCGTACTGCTGCGCCTGGTCGCGCTCCCACTGCTGGCGGCGCAGTGCCTGCACCTCGGCTTGCGTTTGCTCTGCCTGGTGCGCCATGTAGGCGATCGGGTCCGCCTGCTTGTCGGGCACCGGCTGCGCGTACTGCGCCGCCAGGATCTGCTGCATCCGCTGCTGGGCTACCTGCCACTCCTGGTCGCGCTGCGCCTGGATCGCGACAAACTGCTGGAGCTGCGCGTCCTTCGCCTTGGCATCGGATTCCCATTGCTTGCGCCGCTGCCGCTCTTCGTGCAGGGCGCCGTAGGGGACCACCGAATCCTTTTTCGGCGCCCCGCTTTCTTCGTGCTGCTGTTCCGCTTCGGCCGTCGGTGATGCGGTCTCAGGCGTAGTCACTTCCGGCGAGGTGATCGCCGCTTCTGCTGCTGTCGGCGTTGCGTTCGCCGTTACGATTTCACTCAACATTTTGCTTCCTCTTTCGAATGCTCAACGCGCAACTGCACCCCATTGCTTGCCTTGAAAATCTCGCTGACGTCGTTGCCCGCCGTGCCAATTTCGAGCGCATCGGCGTACTCGATCAGCGCTGTCACGAACTTGTCCCGAAACCACTCACGGTCAGGCAAGTCCTCCGTGCAAACGATGCTCACCGTGCGCTTCACTGCATGAACCCCTGCTGCGCCGTTTCATGCTGCTGCGCGGCCTTGATCAGATCCACTTGCTGCTTCTGCTGCTCGCCCTGCACCTTCAGTGCCTGGAGCTCCATCGCCATCCGATGCTCTTCTGCCTTCCAGCCGCGCTCTTCCTGCGCGATCTGCAGGTCCATCTGCTTCAACTGCAACTCCGCGTGCTTCAATCCCAGCTCCATCTCTTTCATCTGCTGCTGGGTCGCCATCGCCGCTTGCTGCGCTTGCAGCTCCAGACCCTTGATCTGGATGTCTGCCTGGGCTTTCGTTTGCGCTGTCTGTGCCTTCGCCGCCTCGCCCTGGGCGACGGCTTGTGCCATCTGCACTTGCGGATCGCCCTTTTGCGCCTGCTGCTGCTTGGCGGCGGCGATCTGTTTTTTCCACGACTCGGCGAGCCCCGAGGGGAGCGGGGCGTAGTCAAGAGCCTCTTCCGGCACCGGTCCACCCTGCTGCATCACCATCGGCGCGATCTTCAGCAGTGCGTCGAAGGTCTTCGCCTTCATGTCCTTCGATGTCGGCGCCACGTCGACCACCACGTCGTAATCCATCACCCCGCGCTGGATCAGCAACGGTTCGTACTTCGCCCCCAGCGGGCCGGCAACACGCACCAGGCGCCCATCGGCGACGTACTCGATGATGAAATGCGCGAGCAACCGGCCCTGCTGTTTGCGGTACTGCCTGAGTGCATCAAACAGCGTCGCGACATTGCCCATGCCGGCATTGGTCCGCGCCTCTTCGACTATGCCGGGTTGCATTTTGTCGGCCAGGCCGACCATCTCCAGCGGCACCCCGCTTCCATCGCGGATCGATGACACCGAAAAGGTCAGCAAGTCGGGAATCGACTGCGGATAGGCCGGGATGGGCTTCGGCTGGATCTTGCCGCCAGACAATGCGCCGGCATTGACCTGGGTCACACCATCAGTGCGCGCCCAGGTGTCCTCCAGCTCGCGGATATCGTTGACCGCGCCCTCTTCAACGAGAATGCCGCCCTTCGCGTTCGTGTTAATCATGTGCAGGAGCTGCGAGAGCATCTTGTTCGCATACCGCTGCGGGTCTTCCATCTGCCAGGTCAGGCCGAAAAACGTGCCGGTGTTGTGATCCCGGTAACCGGTCATGCAGTTGTAGACAAACTCGTACTGGCAGGGGGCGTCACCGGTCTCCAGCAGTTGTTTGCCCAGGATGAACGCCTGCTTGTAGATCGACTTCGTGCGCCGCTTGCCCTCCAGCGGAATCCCGAGCATGGTCGAGCGCTCCAGCGCGATCTGGTACTCCTCGTCCGACATCTCGATCACCGTCGGTTTGGGCGGTGGAGGGGGCATCGGTGGGGGCATACCCATCGGCGGGGCCATCGCGCCTGGTGGCGGCATTCCTGGCCCTCCTGGCGGCATGCCAAGCGGGGAAGGTGGCCCGCCCGGTGGCATCGCGCCCATAGGGCGCGGTCCAGTCGGTCCTGGGGGAGGTCCAGGCGGGCCACCTGGCGGCGGGCCACCCATTGGGGGCATTCCCGGTGGTGGCATCGGTGGCATACCGCCCATCGGCGGGGGCATCTGTGGCTGCTTCTCCTTGATCACCCATACGACCACATCCTCTTTCCAACAGTGATGAATGACGCAGCGCGTCCCGTCGGGTGCGCTATCCGTGGCGGATTTTTCGTACCACGGTGCGCGTGTCGCGTCGTGCGGGGTGGTATCGGGCAAGCGCTCCATGCCACCAATCAGATCCGCATCTGGCCAGCGACCCTTGATGGTGTCGTCATCCAGGTAGTCGTCGCACTGCACCCAGCGCATGTCCGACAAGTTGCGCTTGACCGAACTCGGGTCGTAGTGGAACGCAAACGGATCGCGCCTCGGGATCTCGACCATCCCCTCGGGGTTGAGCGAGTAGTCCATTTTGGTCTCGGTCCAACCGTAACCACAAATGATCAGGTCGCGGAAAGCGTCGGACTCCTCGTCTTCAGCATCGCACTGGTCTCTGGCCCATTTGGCGCCGGCAGTCAGCAGATCGTTGACACCTGAATCATCGATCGTGCGCGGTTTGTACTGCACTTCCTGGCGATTATTGGCCTCGCTGCCACAGATCGCGTTCACCATGACCGCGACCCTGTTGAATGACACGCAGGGCTTGCGCTGTTCTTCGTGGACCGCACGGTCTTCCTTGGTCCACTGATCGCCGGCAACCATCGCGTACCAGACTTCAGCCTTCTTGCGCCACTCGGCGAGGTGCGTTTCGCTCTGTTTGCGTTTTTCGAGGATGTCGGTAACGAGGTCGGTGTCCTCGTCGCCGGTTTCGATGATGGGTTGCTCAGAGAGCATGTCAGGGTTTCTGTTCGGCCACGAAGCGATCAGCAGCCATGCGCTCAGTCATCGTGACCTGCTGCTCCTCGGTCAGTGCCTGCCGGCGCATCATCTCGTCGTAGTGCAGTTCGGCCAGCAACCAGGCCCGTGCCGACAGCACCTCGGGGGGCATCGCCGTGTCGTGCATCATCGGGATCAACAACCGCTCCGACAGGTCCGAGACATATTGCCGCTTCGCCCTGCGAATGGCGCGATCGGACACCGTCATGTCGATCAATGACGATGTGCCGCCATACGCCCCATTGGTGCGCAACTTTGCCTCGCCCATCACTTCACCTCGGGTGCTGGCGGGGGCGGCAACAGATCGTCGAGAACAGCGTCCAGGTCTTTGCCGTCGAGCGCCCACACACCGTTGTGACGAGCATCGCAACGCACGTAGATCCGTTCATTGATGGCGCCGTCAGCACCGCGCACGCTGTCGCGCAGGTAGCGGTAGCGCCGCGCATCCTGCTCGTCCCGCGTTTCCCTGGTTTCGCGCTCTTCCTTCGTTTCCCTGCTCATCTCATCTCCCGTACCTGGTTGCCCTGCGGTGCCGGCTCTGCACATCGTCAGGACGCAGCGCATAACGCCCACCCCGAGGCTGCGAGTCATCCGGCTGCAGGATGTACACATGCTCCTCAACAAACGTCTTGCCATCCGCATCCAGCGCACTCAGGTTCACCGTGTCCAGGCTGATCACCGCAGTGATCGTCGCCGCCATCGGCGTGCCATCGGGCGGCACCCGGATCGGCATCCCGGTCGAGTCGAACACCGGCTGGCCGTTGGAGCGATGGAAAAACTGCAGCGCATCACCCACGTCCATAGTTCGCATCCTGGGCACGCTTCTCGCGCATGAACCGGCGCATGTAGTCCGCCCGGTCGCGGATGCGGATCGCTTCCTTCTGCGCCGCCTTGGACTCGCCCAGGCGCCGCTTCTGGTCAGCCACCATCCGTTGCAGGTCGACGCAGGCAGTCATGCTTTGCGCCTCCAGACCAACACAATCCGCGCATGCGCTTTCGTTCCCACCGCACGACGCACCTGGCCCGTCGGTTCGATCAGTCCACTGATCTCAGTGAAGCGCGAGACCGCGCCCCAGAAGTTCGGGCTGTGCGGTTCCTCCCCGCCCTTGCGCCGCCACCAGATGCGGAAGTCCTCGATCAGAAACTCACCTGGCGCATACTCGTCCAACCAGTAGCGGAAAGCGGCGACGATGCGGTCCCTGAAGTCGTCATCGGAATTCTCGGTGACCAGCGCAATGCCGGCATCACGCAGCACCTCACCGCCACCCACCGGCAGCTCATCAAACAGCGAGCCACTGCGACCAAAGTGCGTCATGCCGCCACCCCGTATTGCTTCGCGGCCCAGTCGAGCAGATACCGCTTGAGTTCGATGACGGTCCCTTCTCGCGTCTTCCAGCCCTCCTCTACCGCCTTCTCTCGCGTTGTCCGCACCGCATGCATGCGCCCATCCGGGAGCTTGATCGCCAGCCCCATCTGAAAGCCGTAGTCGAAGATCTGCGGTCCAATGAACTCAAACGTTCCGCCAGCATTGGCAACCGTCGTTACCGGTGCCACCTTGGCCGCAGCCGGCAATTGCACCGCCGTGATCGCCGCCGTCAGCGCTTGCAGGAATCCGCGCCGCTTCATGCCGCCGCCTTCCCCGCACGACGCTTGCGTGCGTACTCGCGGTGGTAGGCAGTCCGCTTGTCAACATTGTCAACAGTTGATTTGTTGACAGGTGTTGACTTGTCAACAATCTCCTGCCGCGTCTGCTCACGCTCGACCGCCGGGTCCGGTGTGTTCGACCACTGGTGCGACTGATACGACCAGTGCGGCTTGTGGCACAGCTTGCAGGTAGGTGCGCTCATGCCGCCCACGCTGACGGTTTGACCTGGTGCATGTACCGGTCACGCTTGCCTGCTGTCGACTCACGCGGCCACACCAGGTCCAGCTCCGGTTCGGCGATCCGTGCCAGCGAGTCCATCATGTCGTCGTGCAGCGCGACGGGAAACGCGACATACTCCTGCTCGATATAGTCATGGACCAGATCGCGCACCACACCCTCGTAATCCGTGTAGTTCAAGCTGTGCGGCAGGTACAACTTGCCCTGCTCGCATATGGGTATCAGCCGGCGGATGCGGTCGTTCTTGGGCGTCCGGCCGGCCACCTTCGTGATGTCGAACCGATAGTTCTGCGCTTCCTGGACGCTCTGAATGTGGGCGATGTCAGCCATCATCCCGAACTCTTCGTACCGCACCTGCATCGGCCTCCACCTGCGGTGTAGCTTCATCACCATCGCCGCCCGTTCGGTCAGGTTCAACCGGTCGCGCACGATGTCCAGCGCGTACATGTTCTTGTCCGCTGACAGACCGATGACCCACATCGTCGTGTAGTCACTCGACTTACGCTTGCTGTTCGCCGCATCAACGAGCAGGTATTTGTTCATCCCCTCGCCCGAGCGGTTCTCGTAGTGCCGCAACCAGTCGCGTTTGAACCCCTGCGTGGCGTCAGCAAGCGGGTTCTGCATGATTTGGCAACTGAAGGTGTACGGACCCAGGTCTCTGCGCTTATCGCGCAGCCGTTCGTGCGTCCACAGTGCCGGCTCGCCATCAAGCGTGCCGTCATCGGTGGCCAGGCGCATGCGCAGGCGTGCCGTGCCACGGTCCAGGATCGTCTTGTACGAGTCAGCAGCGTGATAGCGCGTGCCAATGAACCGGCGCCGGCCACCCTCACTGCCCAGGTTGTACGACAGCTCCAGCGCTTCCGTGGTCTTCGCCATCATCTCGGGCGAGGTCACGCTGCTCTGGGTGACGACATCGTCGTACACCATGAGCTTGTAATGTTTGCCAGTGGGCTGGCCGTCGACCAGGCCGTGCGCCTCGATCGTGCTTTCCTTCGGGTTACCCTGGCGGATGACAACGAGCCCGTCGTCTTCAGACCACTTGGGCGCCTGCTTTGCCGGGTCGGCCCACAGCACGTCGGGGAAGAGCCCGCGCAGGGTGTGGTTGGTCTCGAATTCCCGTTTGATTTGCCGCAAGAATCCCTTCGCGATCGGCCTGGTGTGGCTGAATATCCCCACAGTGACCTCGGGATCGCGCAGGACATCCTGGATGGTGAGGGCGAAGGTAATGATGCTGCTCTTGTAATGCTCGCGGCTCCACAGATCCAGGCGATCGTCGGGATCACTCTGCACCTCCCGGCACCGGTCCAGAATCCACTGGTGTTCCGTGTCCGGTCGGTTCAGCACCCAGCACAGCAGGTAGAACAGGTCGTTCAGTGCCAGCCAGCGCAGGATGGTTTGCTGCGCGTCCGAGGATTGCGCCTGCAACGAAAGCCGCAGGGTCGAATACTGGTCCAGGCGAGTCGGCAGCTCGATCATCGGCGCCCTTTATGACGCGTCCGACCTCGGCGATCAGCCGCAGGTAACTGCCGGGGTCTTTCTTCGCCAGGGCGCGGAAGCTCTTCTTGCCCGCCGCCTCCCAGTCCTCCAGCGCGTCGGTCAGGAACCGGCTCTCGATGCGCTGCCGTGCCCCCGGTGGCCGGCCCGCTGGATTCCCCGACACTCCCGGCGCCCACGGCGGCTGTAGGCCCACGGTGTTCGCCCGGTGTATTTTCTCCGCGCTCACGTTCGATCTGCTCCTGCTGCGCAGTGATCCACTGCACCAGGTCCGGCGGCAGGTAGGGGTCGCTGAACATTCATCCCAGATGCAGTCGTGGCAGTGGCGTCCAGCCGAATACCAGGCCCAGCAGCAGCACCACAGCGATCAGTCCCAGCAGCACAGTGGCGACGGTCTTGAACGGTTCCGGCAATGGGATCTGCCCGAGCAGCCAGTACAACAGGTAGAACACCAGGCCCAGGACGATGATGGTGACCAACAGTGAGATCAGTCCTGGCATTTGCGCCCTGCGTTGATGTTGTCCAGCATGAGCTGCAGGAACGCCGCGTCGATGCGGTCGCTGGCCGCTTGCCAGCGCTCGTAGAACGTCTCCGGTTTGGGCAACGTGTCTTCCCACTGCTGGCGGGTCATCACCTCATGCACCTTCATCCAGGTTTCCATCACTGTTCGGCGTTATGAACGAACAGTTCGCCATCGCGATCGGGATGGCACCAGCAGCTCGCGCACAGGATGTGCTTGCGACCAAATAGAGGGAATACATGGACTTCGTGCTTTTCCATAGAGCCGGCCTATCGAATTGCCACCGTTTGTAATCCGAAAGTGCTGGTTAACTCAATAGGGCTTATGCATTTCTAACGCGTTGCGTGATATGTATATG